ACTGCTATATTTTTATCTAATTCTTCATCTACACTATATGCTTGTACTGGCTCAATAGGTATTTCTCAATAAACCTTTGTCGTATAGATTATAAGTAAAGCTAATATAATTAATCATACCAACACTTTAACTTCTAACCATAAACTATCTGTTAATTTTTTTATTCTAATACTTTTTCTAGCTTTTACTCTTTCTTTAAAAGTAGGTCAAGCTAAATCAATAGTATATTTACTTTTTCTTATTTTTGCTCTCTCTTTATCTGAAAGAACTCATTTAGTAACTTTTATAGTTTTCATAACATATAAATTAAAATATAAATTGTACTTTTTTATTAGGTACACATTAATTATAACTTATTATTACTTAAAAAGCAAAACTTTTTTATACTTTTTTAGACTTTTTAATAAAAAACATATCTAATTCTTTATTTAAAGGCTTTTTATCTTTCCATTTTAATAATAGTTTTTCTAATTTATTCATATTTATTTATAATCAATTCAAAATTCTTGTTGTTTCCTATATTGGTGTTTTTGCCTTTCTCTTTTTATTTCTTCATCTGCTTCAAATTGTTTTTTCTTATTTTGATAATCTGCCCTATATCTGATTATAGTAGATAATGGAGTTCAAAATCTTTTTAATACTCTTCTTAATATTAGTTTTTCTAACCAACTATTGCAACTATATTTTTCTAGTAATAAGATAGTGAGTTCTACATCATCATTTCTTGCTTCGGGATACCTATTTAATATATTTAATACTTTATCTCTATTATTCATAATTATTTATTAAGATATAATTTAAGTGCAATTTCCGTAATTTTAGACATTGAAAATCAAGTCTTTTCTGCTTCTTGAATAAGGCTCTCATTCAAATCTCTATTAATAGTAATATATTTTACTATTTTACTTCAACCTCTAGGGTCTTTATTATATGTTTTTCCTTTGTTAAAGTGTTCTATTTTTTTCATTGTTCTAAATTTTTAAGTTCTAAAATTGCTTCATTCCTTTTTATTAATTTACTGAATGTAGATAATCTTGTATTTTTTGAATACATATCTATTATTCATCAATTCTTTGTTACTGTTACCGAATAACATATATCTAACCTATCATAAGAAATTCCTATAATATCATAATATAATACTTCTCATATACTTTTATACTTATCACTTCTCCACCTTTGGAGTTCTTTGTATTTTATTTTTTGCATAATTCTTTTTTATAAAATATTAGCTTCTTTTTTTCTTACAGAATTCATACTTCTGTAATATTCAAATTGCATTGTAATACTATCTATCTCATACTTTAACTCTAGTTCCATTTGTCTTACTTGTTGGACTTGTCAAAGATATTCCTTAAATTTATCACTAGCTCTTGCAATTCTTTCTTTAGTTGCTTCACTTCATTCATATTTAGAAGCTATACTTGCTATAACAGATTTTTTACTCTCTGATAACATTTCACTCTTTGCTCTTACGCTAGCATATTCTTTCCCTTTCTCATATAACTGGTGTGCTAATTCATTAAATTGCATAATTATTTAGATTATTTTTTTAAATTCACTACATTTTATATCTTTAAATCTTAATAAACACTCTTTTACTTTTTCATCTGTTCTTCTAAATATTTGTTGTGCTCTAGGATTACTAATCTTATGTTTTTTTGCTATGTCATCATATTTTATTTTATCTAATCTCATTAAATAAATATCTTTTTCTCTTTCAGTTATTAAATTATTTAATATATATTCTATATTGCTCATCTTAACTATATTTAATTTCTAAAGTAACATCTTGTTCTATTTTAACTCATTCAATTATTAATCATTCTTTTAAATCTTCTTTGATAGCTTTTTTATCTATCGTAATTGTTACTTTTTCTTTTTTATAATCATCTAGTTTACTGTCATCTTCAATTACTAATCTTCAAATACTATTTTTTAATCTTACTTTAATTCAATTTGCTTCAAATTTATCTATTCAAGATTTTTGTAATATTTCTATTCATTGATTTTTAAGTGTTATCTCTTGTTCTGCTAATTCTTTTAATAAATCTTTTCATTTATTTATTCTTTTCATTAATTCACTTTCACTTAATTCTAGTTCCAATTTAGAAACTAATGCTTTATATTCAAGTGTTTTACTTTTTATTCTTGATAATTCACTTATTAATCAAGGTGTAGTGCTAATATTATTCATAATTATTTAATTAATACTAAAATGGGGGCTGTCAATCTTCTTTCATCTCCACTCATTCATCTTTATCTTCATAATATTTCTTTACTATCTTTGCTAATTTTAAATCTAAAGTATATTTTTGTTCTATTTTTGTTTTTGCTTCTATATAATCTTTGAAGTCTGTTTTTTCTTTCATTACTTCAAATATTGCTTCTGTAAAATTAGGTTTCTTTTTTTCTATTCTAGGTTTATCTGTTTCACTATTTGGTAGGTCTTCTCATCTATAAACATATAATCATATTCAGTGCATTGCTATTGCTTTAGTAAAAGCTCTCATTAATGTTTTATTAATTTGAAAACTATCTATTCTATCATAAGCTACTGGTTGATTTTTATAATCTAATACTGGTAAGTCTATACTATGTGTTATTCATTCAATAGTTACTGCAACTTCACACATTCATCAAGTACCACTTTTAAATAAATAACTCTTATCATCATTTCTTATTCTTTCATAAGTTGAATTTGGATATTTCATCTTAACTTCACTCCAAGCCTCACTCCAACTTATATAATTTAATTTTTGAGGTCCTTTTTTATCTACTGAACATTTAACTCAACTAAGAGTTTTAAAATAGTTATCTTTCATAATCTATATAATTAAAAATTAAACTTCCTTACTTTCTACTTCATCATCTGCTAGCCATTCTTTAGCTTCTTTTGAAGTTTCTGATAATTTCACTATGATATATTCATCAAAATCCGTATATTCTTCCTGTATATCAAAATTATCTTTTAATTTACTCATTATAGAGTACATTTCTCCAACTAAATTATTAGTATCCCATATTACTTTTGCCATAATATATTATTATAAAAATTAAAATGTATTTATTTAAAAGATTTTTTCTAACTTGTATTTAATGTTTATTATTAAATAGCTTTTAAATTATTAATACACAAGTAGTATACTTTTTTTTACACATAAAGCAAAACTTTTTTAGACTTTTTTATATTTCTCTTATTTTATTTATATAATATAAATCTCCTGCATTAAACATTTTATCTTCATTAAGGCACCTAGGAACTATCTCTCATCTATTGAATTGTTTAAAATATTGTAAGGTTGTTTTAGTTCTTTCTTCTCTAACCATTACTCTATTATATTCTTTATCTGTATATTTTAGTAGTATTCTTTTATAGTTTTCCATTAGTAGTTATTAATTAATAATTCTATTCTAGGATTTTCTTTATCATACATTTTTAATAAATGTAATTCTTTTACTTGTTTATCATCTTTATAAATAACTCCACTTAAAGCATCTAGCCATAACTTATTATAATTATCTATATCCCTCTTTCTTTTATCTCCAAACCATAATACTACCTCAATAGTTATATCTCACTCATAGAAGCTAGTTTTTTGCTGTTTAGCTTGTAATATATAACTTTCTTTTTGAGCTTTAGGTTTAGCTTTAATAAATCAATGTCTTCAATTCCTTGCATATATATTATTTGTAGAGTAAGGATTTCATAATAGTGTTATTCTCATATATTTTGATTATGAATAAATTGTAAATCTTCTTTTGTTAAATATGGCTCTTGTTTAAAATGTGCTTTATTATGGTCTTGCCTACAAAGTGCAATTAAATTAGATATATTATCTTGTAAATGTTTAGCTTTCTTTCAAAAATGACTTCTAAATATAATATGATGTATGTCGGTAGCTTTTTTTCAACACACCTCACATTGTATATAATCTGGGTTATCTATTCAGAAATAATCTAAATATACTTTAATATGTTTTTGCATTAGTAATATCTTTTTAAAGGGTATTTAATTAAAATTAACTTTCATTCTTTATTTGTTCAAACTATATAAGATTTTCAATCTTGTTTTATTTTATCTCATATTTTAATGTTTATATAATCTTTCAATTCTCTTAATTTCACTTTTCATATATTTTTTATATTTTTTATCATCTTTTATATGGTATGTTATAATTTTAAATGTTCAATTATCTATTATTTCATAAATAAATCTATGTATACCTGTTCACATAAAAAAATTTCAACTATTTCATCTTCCATACCTTACAAAATCTCATTTAAAGGTTCAGGTCATCATTCTACTAAATTTATCTTTTAGATATATTTCTGCTTCTTCTTCTGTTTTTATTTTCTTCACTCTTTGAACTACTCTTTGTTTAGAGTGTAATGAACATATTATTTTCATAATTACATATTATTTAAGTAAGCTGTTTTCATTTCTCTAGTTATATCTCTATTGTAATGTATTTTATATCACATTGCTTTTAATCTATCCTTAAAAACAATTCCTATACAATCAAAATCCTTTCAGCAATCACATTCTTTTCATTCACTTATATGATGCCTAGTTCCATAATCACATACATAAACTGCTGCTGCTAAGTTAGGGTCTTGTTTTCTTTCTTGAAATTCTTTAATATCTCACATTTCTCAATCATACTCTAATTCTCTCGTATCTGCATCTCTTATCTCTAAAGGCTCATTTCTTTTAAAGTCTTGCCTAGCAAGTTTTAATGTAGAATATTGGTCTTGTGTTATATTAAACTTTCTTCAATCTCTTAATATAACTATATGGCTTCTTATATTTTTTGACAACATTTTCTTTAAAATTAAAAATTAAATTGATACTGTTTTTATTTTTGTCTTCATATTTGTTTTTATTCAAGCTATTATTCAAGCTATATTATAATAAAACTTTTCTGCACTCCTAAAATATTGTTTTCTATATTCATCTGAATTTTTATAAATATATTTAATAAATCAAACATAATCTCAATTAAATCAACTCATTTTATCTAACTTTGTTTTTATATGTTTTCAATATCTTCTTTGAGCTTGCACTTTATCATCTATAATTCATCAGTTTAATTCTTTTAATGTTTCTATTATTAAATCAATTTCTAAAACTCTGTTATCTTTTTTTATTATTTTAGAGCTTTGCTCTATATCTTTAGATATATTATTAACATTATTTACATTATCATTTACATTTACATTTACATTATCAGCTAGTAGTTGCTTTCACTTGCTAGCACTTGCTAGCACTTGCTTTCATTTGCTAGCTTTTGCTAATCATCATAGTTTACCTGCTTTTTTTCGCTTCTCTATCTCGTTTTTCCATTTATAATTATCATCTTCAAGTTGTTTTTTAACTCTACTCCAGATAAATTTAATACCTCATAAATCTTTTTTGATTTCCTTTCATTGTTGAAATAGTAGTATACTTTCAAGAAATAACCCTTTTTCTTCTAATGTCATTTCTTCGGTATAATCTATCCAATCATTATAGAATATAAATGTTTTCTTCATAATTTTAAATAGTTAAAAACTCGTCCCTGCAGGCTGTTCGACTAAGAGAACCTGCAAAAACGAGTTTTTAAATAAATTTGTCGAACATTTAATCTCTTAGTCTTTAGTATTATATTAATTTTTTCTTATTAAGCAACTTTTTTTAAAAGAATTAATGAAATATATTTCCTTTAATTTTTACTTCTTCAATATCAAATGCTCAATAACTTAAAGAGTGATATCATCATAACATAGCTAATTCTTCTTCTCACTCGACATATCAATAAAAAGTTCATTCTTTAAATTGCACCTCATATAGTATATTATCACACTCTAATATATCTCCCTCATATATTTCTTTTCAATTCTTATCTTTTAATCAAATGTATTGCATAATTTTATAATATTCTCATCAATTAAATCATACATCTTCCATTTCTCTACTATTTTCCCAATTATAAATCATTTCATTGTTTTTTACATTAAATCAATGTTTTCAATATGCTCTAAATTTTATTTCTCTCATAATATTTTTGTTAAATTATAAATTTTCCATAGATGAAGTCATCATTACTGTTTCGTGTTCATCTTTAAATTGTCCACTTGCTATTTTTTCAGCCTCTTTACTACTTCCTGCTGTTACTATTATTTTTCTCATAGAAGTAGTTGTTATTTGGTATTTTTGCATTTTAACTATTTTTTAAATAATAAGATAATATCTCTATTTGGAATTCTTTTTTATAAACACTTAATTGCTCTATAAATTCTTCTTCTTGTAATACTTCCTTTAATTCTTTTATTTGTTTTACTGCGTCATTTCTGTTTCAGTTTATGTATGTAGAGAATATATGATGTATATCCTCATAATTAAAATATACTATATTTGTCATATTTCTTTAGTTAAATTATAAATATTACTAACCTTTTCTATATACTTATCATCACTACAACCTTTTTCTATATTCTCATCTAAGGTAGTGATTAAATCTTCTATGTATACCCCTTTAATTTGCTTTACAATAGTTGTTCTATTTCTTTTGCATAATGTTAAAGTAAAAGTGTCTTCAAAATCTAAACTAACATATACCCAACCTTTATGAATAAATCATTGTACCTTAAATGCTAATACTGTATGTTCATATAATGCAGGACTATTTAACCCCCAACTCATAGAATAATAATGTCATCTAATAAGTTTATATATCTCATTGCAATCAAACTCTAATTGAGCTAATTTACTTATTTCTAATTCTCTTAATTTCATAACCTATTTAATTAAAATATAAAAGTATTAATTTATTAATACACAAGTATTGTAACACTTTTTCTTTAAACACCAAAACTTTTTTAGACTTTTTTAGATAACCATTAAAAAACCTTTATTTTAAAAGAAAAAAAAGTGCCTAAAAAATAGACACTAATTATATTTTAATGATTTTTATAGTTGTCTTAGCAACTGAATTCTGTTTATTTTCTCATATTGTACAACTTTTGTACTCGCCTTTATTGAGCTATGTTTTCTATGTTTCATAATATCTTAGTTAAGATACTTTTATTATATATTAAATTATACCATTGTAAAGAAACCTCACACAAACTTCACAAAAAAAGCTAGATTATTTTCTAGCTTGTTTCATTATTTTGTTTGGTTAAATTTCTTTTCTAAGTCTTTCATTACTCTAGACAAAACAGTCATTACCTCCTCTCTTGACATAGACTCTGTTGGTCTTTCTCAATTCCAATATCAAAGCTCAAACATTTTTTTTGCTTCTTCTAAATTTATTCAATCCATAATTTTTTTCTTATAAGTTAAAATAGGGTCTTCACTATCTATTAATGAATATTTACTATTAAATAGTAATCATATATCACTATATTTCAAATAGTTTTTTCAGTTATCAAACTTTCATTTTCAATAACTATTCTTTATAGTTAATAATTCCTTATCATCATCATATCAAATAATTAAAAAGGCGTGTCAATAACTAGGTCATTCAGATAATATATAAGGAGCTTTTAATCAAGCTCTCCAATTTATTTTATTACTTCAAGTGCTAACAGGTTTATTTTGAGCTATGGAGTGTTTTATTTCTTCTAAGGTATGAATAAGTGTATATCACTTTATAAGCCCCTTAGACTTTAATAATTTAGGTCAGTTTACAATATATGCTCAACTTTTAGGATTTAATAATCATTTATCAATTGCTTCTAATCATAAATCTTTTCATTTAGAAAATACTTCACTTCATTCTATAATATTTAATATGTTAGTTCAATGAGCTGTATTATAAAATACACACATATATTTTGTTATTTCTTCTAAACTTTGATTTTGATAATCTGTTCATAAATCTATTATCTTTCAAGTAGGTAGTATTGCTCATACTACTCACTCAAATACATCTGAATATTTGTAATCTCTCTCATCGCTTTTATCTAAAGCTCAATTTACTTTTATAGGCATTTTATTTATAGTTAAAATATAAAGTTCAATGTTTTCTTACTTGTTTATAAGCAACATATAAAAAAGCTAGATAATATAATCATTTAAAAAATCATATATTCAATTTAAGAATATCCATACTTAATCTTTTAAAAAATCATAAATCAGCTTTTTTTCTATCTAATTCACTTCAACCTATATAATAATTAATATCGTGATACATCGCATCACTTTCAAACTCTCATCTTCATTCTTTAATAAAAATATTCTTTATAATCTCTATTAATTCCTTAACAAAAAAATTAGAATGAATAGGTCATAATCAATTAATAATTCAAGATTGTCTTAATACTAACTTCATTTTATCCGTTAGTATTCAAGTATCTTTATATTTCTGTATAGCTTCTTCTACTGTCATAATATAAAATTTATTTAGTATAATCTTTTAAGTATCTTCTCAACACATCAATTGAAGTCGATATAATTAAGGCGTAAACTATTTTCATATCAAAATGTCAATCTTGTATTTGATTTAAAAATAATAATAATACTGGACTATAAATTATAATAATTTGTCTTATAACTTTTTTTAAGTCTTGTTTATTTAGACTATATTTTTTACTATTCATAATATTATTTTACAAAATAAAATTCTTTACTTCTAACAGTTTGAGTTTTATGTACTCAATATTCTAAGTTTGCAGTAGCAAAGGTTTCCATATAACAAGTTGCTGGGTACAATGGTCATCTAATATTAAATATCCACGGCTCCATTAAATCTCTAGCTTCTGTATATGTATAAGTTTGTGTTAGACTTCTATAAAGCCTATATCATAATCAATCTTTGTAATCACACATCAATACATCATTCCAAGTTATTTCAACTGGTCTTTTTACATTAGTATCTGATATAAATGTAGGTTTATCATTTAATGTAAATTCTTGTTTTATAGGCTCAACACTTTCATACTCAAACCAATAAGCATAAGGCATTACAAGTATAAAAAAATAAGATAATATATGATATATAGTTCATATTATAAATGAAGTTGCAAAAATATTTAACACATAGTAAGTCCATCTATGTGATTTTTCAACTTCTTGTAATTGTTTAATTATCCTTTTTGACATCTTGTCATTTATATTTATTAAGTAAAGTTCATAAGTCTAAGCCCATTAGGTGGAATAATATACCTGCACTTACATAGTCGAATGTCTGTGAGATTGGTATTTGTTGTATATTCATATATGCCCAAGCTAGTATAACTATTATTCATACAAATTTTTCAATGTATACAAATTTCATTAGAGCTAAATTAACATTCTTTTTTCAGATTATGTATCACAGGATTAATCATAAGACTAATCCTATTCAAAGTCAAATATAAAGCATCTCCTTATTCTGTTATTTGGTAAATTATTGCATCTTTAACTGTTGCAAACAGTGGGTCTGTTGTAGGTCATCATAGTATAGCAAGTATTGTTGGGTCTGTTTCTGCATTTATCTTATCTAATAATCAAGTTCATCACATACTTATATAATCAACTATATCTTGCTTATAGTACTCCATAAGCATTTTTACATATGGTTCATTAGGTGTTCATTTTCAAAGCTCTCTAAGTACATTAAATTGATTATCTCTTATCATTTTATTTAATGCAGTTATTCATCATAAATTAGAATTTCATCTAACAATCTTTTCATATACTGGTAATCAATTCTTATCTAACCATTCTAAATCTCTAATATATGATACTATTTCGTGTCAATTCATTACATATTTATAATGGTCTTTAATAACTGGTCTAGGTACATCAGTAGCATCTTCAGGTACTTCATAATAATATCTAACAACTCTTCTTCATTTATGTATCTCCCAATCTCTTTTATCTAATCATAGTAAACAAAAATCAGTAAATTCAGGATGCTGTCAATCATTTAAGTAATTAAATACTAATGCTTCTCTAGGTTTTTTTCAAGCTAATAACATAATTATTTTATTAAGAAACTCTAATTATTTCAATGTTTGCATTCCACATACAAGCATTTATAATATCTTCAGGCATAAAATCTAATGATACTGACTTAGTTCAAGATGTAGTTACATCTACATAAAAAGTCTTTTCAAATCAATATGCTTGATTTGTTTTCTTATCTCTAGGTCTTTGACTGTGTATTATATCACTACTTCATTCTCATACATTTACTCATCAAAATTTAAAGTATGATATAAAGTTTGTATCTTTATCTTCATAAAACCAGTTATAAGATATTGTTATCTTATATTTTCATACTGGCAATATTCAAGTAGTTCAATTAATCTTAGTTATTTTAGATGTACTATTTGTTTTTACATTACTTTCAAATAAATGAAATTCAGTACCATATATATTAGTAGGTTGTGTAACTCATAAATATGTTTTAGTACCAGTATCATCTAAACTATATGGTCACATAGTATCTACTCATACAAACACTTTTCAAGTAGGTGGATTAATTGTAGGTGCAGTTCATTTAGTTAATCTTATTAAGCTCATAATTTAATTGTTATTTTTCTAAAATAAGAGTTCATTCTATTTGAAGTTCTCATTCAACCTCGAATACTCAGTATACTATATATTGTTTATATTGTTTTATTAACTTACTTCAAGTGAAGTGTATATCTATTCACTCGTCTATTACAATGGCAGTTCATCAATTTCACATCGCATTTATTACTTCAGGATGCAAGTCAACTAACCTTATAGTTCAATCTTGTATGTCTACAGACTGTACTGTATTGTCTCGTATTTGAGTTCATTTAATATTCATTCACATAATTACTTATTAAGTTTCTAAAATTTCATTTATTCATAAAGAATTATAATATACTTTTCAATGAGGATTATTTTTTAAATATCTGTTTATCCTCTTAACTTCAGACTCTGTAAATGTATCAGCTCTATATATAGCTATATCTCATTTTAATCATCTTAATGGATTTCATATCCATTTAACTTTACTCTTATTATAATTATCTGATAATGTTTTAAACATCAATAATCATTTAACTATAATATTCATTTTTCATTCTCGTGCTATTTTTAATAATCTAGCTGTGCTAGTTATATTTTTTCAATTTATTAACATAATACTACCCTTAATTTTAATTTACATTTTAGTAGTTGTAGTCTACATATATTTCATCACCAGCTTCTAATAAATCTGTCATTGTTATAACAGCTCCAGCAGAAGTGTAATATTTAGTTCTTAAACCATTTAAGTAAACACCTTTAATTAATGTAGGTACATTAGCTAAAGTTACAGTATTAGTTGCAGGAGCAACTGTTACTTGTTCACCATAAATAGAATTAACAGTACCTAATGCAGCTAAAGTAGCAACATCAGCATCTGTAAATGCGTTTGTATTAGGATTGCTTTCATAACTAGCTTTTATACTTGCAGCTGAATTAGCATTAGCATATAAAGCTTCAGTCATAATAGATTGGAATACAACTGGTCATACTGAAGTAACTTTAAAAGTTTCCCAAGTACCACCTGTAGATGCAGTAACGAATACATTATCTCAAACAGTTAGTCCAGTTAGAGCATCTCTTGCAGCAATATCAGCTACAGAGTAGTTTGAACCTAATGCAAGTCCTGCATTGTTAATCTTTGTATCAACAGTAGTAGAACTGTCAACACCTAGATTAGTTCTAGCAGCAACAACATCAACAACATCACCTAAGTTAGCAGCTTTTTGCATTGAACTACCTAAGTTAGCAGCAATAGCAGTAGCATTAGTTGCTATATCAGTTGTGTTTACAGCAATAGCAGCTGTATTTGAAGCAACATTTGTATTCAAAGTATTTATTGAAGCCAAGTTAGTTGCTATATCAGTAGTATTTACACCGATAGCTGTATTAGCAGAGGCAATAGCTGTTGTATTAGCAGAGATATTACCAGTATTAGTAGCAATATTTGCAGTGTTAGTAGCTATTACTCCATTAACAACAGCATCTAATTCAACTTGTGTAGCTGGGTTAAATGCTAGTCTATCAGCAGTAACTGTACCGATTTTTATTTGAGTATTACCTCTAATTTGTAATTGAGCCATAATCGTTTAGTTAAGGAATATCATTAAGGGTAGTATTATACTAATAAAAATATTTAACTGTTATTATATCTCATATATTCAGAATAATATTATTTCATAATGTAATTGTATTTCATAATATATTATATTCTAAAACATCTTGTATCAATCAATTAATATTAATTATCATTCAATTAGCAATAGGAGTATGTAGTAATGTAATTGTTTTATTCGAAGTATTTACAACTGTAATTATTTCATCTCCTGCTTGAATACCTCATCAAGTACCCTTAGTTATCAAGTTTAAAGCCATATTAATTTGAAGTTATACGAATATTGTTATTTGCTGTTGGAGCAATTAAAAAACATTGTTCTAACAACACTCCAGTAAAAGTAAAAATCTCTCAAACTCATATCTGTATTCATTCAGTAACTAAAGCTGGAGTTCAAAAATCTAAATAAATCTCTGTATTACCTAAATTTTGTATTAAAACACTATAATATCATACTTCTCTACTTGTAGAAAATTTTGTTTTATCCATACTCGCCTTTTGAGTAGGAGTTAAAATTTCTAGTAAATTCTTACTTGTTGTAGTTACTGTTATTAGCATTTTTAATTAGTTAGTCATATAAATATAACTTCTTTCAGTATAAACAAATAATACACCTTTTCCAAGTGTATTATTTAGTTTTATATGATAGTAGTTTTTTTTGTAGTAGTTGGTTTGGGTATAGCTTTTTTCTTTCAAGCAAGAATGTCTTGTATTCAGAGTAATATTTTCTTACCTTGTACTACATTTGGATTAGTTAAAATTATTGGATTAGTTTTTCAAACTTCATCTATTACTAGATTTAGATTTACAGCTAGTAAATTTAGTTGGTCAGATAAAGTTGCAAGTTTATCTATTTCATATTTTTTTTGATTTTTTAAAACAAAAGCATCATATTTTTTATTCGTTTTTAATCATAACTTTTTATCTTTAGTTATGTAATAAGAAACTCCAAACTCTTTTTCAAGAGCTTGTTGTTCTTCTGTTAATGTTTTTTTATCTAGTTTCATAATATTTTTATAATAAATTAGAGTCTAATAACAATTGTGTAGTTCAACTTGTTCAAGCTCATCAAGGATTTCATCAAGTTCACCCTGCTCATCAAGCTACACTTATGCTTCAAGTGAAATTATTTACATTATTTATCATAATCACAGAACCTCAACCAGCTCATCATCAACCTCAACCAGCTCATCATTGTCAATTTAGACTAAAAACTGCTCATCATAATCACCCTGCTCATCAAGCTCATCAATTAGCTATAATCTGTCAATTTCATACAATAGTTTTAGCTTCTATATAAATTAATGGACTAGAAGTAGATGGTAATCACCCTGCTCAACCTCAAGTTCAAATAGATGTTACTAAAGCATTTGCTCAAGCATTTCAATAAGCATTTCATCAAGCCACTCAAGGGTTCCATCATCATCACCCAAAATTAGCTCAACCTCATCAACCTCATCAAGCAGAAATACCTCAACCAGTTCAAGTTCACGATGGAGCTCATCAAGCTCATCAAATTCATCAAGGAGTTCAACCTATTCACCCTGCTCATCAAGCTCATTGTCCACCTCATCATCAACCTCATCAACCATATCATAAAGCACTTCAAGCTCATCAAGCTCATCAAGCTCATCAATAAGCTCAAGCTCACCCATTTGCTCAAGCTCATCAACTTCAATGAGTTCAAAATTGTCAAGATAATCCAAGTGAATTTTGAAATACAGAACTTCAATTAATTCAAGACATATCTATTACTCAATTTACAGTTAATATTCAAGCAACTTTAATATAAATATTTCAACTAGTAGATAATGATTTTAAGAATGCTCAATTATTAATAGTTAAATCAGTATACTGATATATAGTATTAGTATTAATATTTGTTGTTCAACTAACCACCAATGCTCATAAGTTTCAATTTCAATATAATGAAACTCATCATAATACAGGCAAAGCTCAATTCTGTCAAGTAAACTGGAAAACTGGTCAAGTAGAATTATAAACTGCTGTAACTATTCAATTTGCCTGTACATCGTTATCATCTAAATCAACTGTTCATTGTAATTTTTTTAATGGAATTGCTCACATACCATTTACATTTAAAGTAGCAGGTCATATATTTGCTACATCTGCTTTAAATCTAAATATTTCTCAATCAATATAATTTGTTATATTTGGAATTGTTATTGAATAACTATCATTTCAAGTAGATGAAGCAGAATAGACTGATTGTCATTTTCAAAGATTAATTAATTCATCTTGTATTTCATCAAGTAGAATTTTAGAAATAACTTGTTTTATTACTGTATTAGTAGTTCAAAAAGCAAGTGCTTGTTGAATATTTGTAGTTTGTGTATCATCAATAGGCACTGCCTCATAAGCCCTAGTTCATATATTGAATTGATTTCAGCTTCTAGAAGTAATAAACATATTCTCTCTAGCAGTAACATTTCCTGCACTGTCAAAAGTTGATACCTCAACAACAAAATCTGAAGTAGAAAATCTATCAAAATTACCACTTGCAAACATTACTAAACTAGAAGTAGTTAAAGCAATAGATAATCCACATTCTGCATTATTTTCACTATTTTTTTTAGTATAAACCATAGTATTTTATTATTAATAATTAATATTATATTACATTTTTATTTACCTTTTACAATTGTTTTTGTTGTACTATTTTTCATAAAGATATAAAATTTCATAAATATATCTCTGTAAACTCTTTTTGATACCTTATTTTTGTTATAGGCTCATCACTTATATTATTTCTAGAATTTAAAGTAGTTATTTTATTTAACGGTATTAAGCTTACACTATTAGGCTTTATTTTTATAACTACAATATTATCTTCTAAATAATTTTCTGTTATATATTCATTACCTTTCAAATCTTGTGTAGCCACATCTAATATATTACTATCTGAAGAAACTTTTTCTTTTATTCATAAAGTAGTTTGAGAAGTAGTATTTTGATACACTTTTTCTGTTATTCAAGTTCATCAAGTAAGATAATATTTATTTGATAAATCTTTTTTACTTATTTCTCTTGTTATAGATAATATTTCTTTTTCAAAAGTTACTGTTTTAACAATAGCATTTACTTTATTTATAACAGTAATAATTCAATCAACTCATATATAATATATAAAAGGGGTATTCTTTATTATTTTATTTATAGCACTTAAGCAATTATCATTAGCAAAATCTATATTTACACTTGTTCAGGTTACATCTATACTTGTTCAAGTATATCTAATTAGATTAGTTTGTAAAATTTGTGTATCTTGTATAGTTCAATATTCAGCATTAAAACTATCTATTACTTGTTTTATTAAATTTCAAGGTGTTCAAGTAGCAGTAAATGTTTTTAATCATCAACTTTTGAATATTAAATCATTCAAGGCAGTAAATACACCTAAAAATTTAAGTTCTAAGGTAGTTCAACTTTCAAATTCTACCACTTTTATACTTTCAAGTATTCAAGTATATCTAGCCCCGTTTATACTATCTTTTATTTCAATTATATCAGATACTTTATAATCATTTAATAATCATTTTACCACAATACCAATATCTCATTGTCATCAATTAGTTTGTTCTTGAAAAGCTATATCACTAAACACATCTTTTGGGTTTATTTGTTTTTTAAATACTCATTTAAAATCATATAATTTTAATTGTAATTCCATTATAAGAAAGTTTTATTATATAAAATATTACTATCAAGAGCAACTGTTCAAGTACAACTAAAAGTAATAACATTAAAACCAGTTTGCAAAGGAGCTAAAAAACCATCAAAAACTTGTTCTACTCCATTTAAAGTTACTGTTTTTAAATTATAATCTATTATCATTACATCTCAATTATTAATAGGTTGTGCAATAAATATACTTGTTCCAGTTGTATCTCATAATTTTTTTATTTCAATATTTATATCTGTTATAGCACATCAACTAGTTCATATTAGCATTATTTTTGGATATGCTTTATAATTTCATTCGTTTTGAATAGTCGCAAAATAATTAGCTGTTTCGTGTGTTTGTAAATTTACTGCTTCTTCTATTATTGCATAAGGACTTGTTAATAAGAAATTAAGATTAATATTTTCTACAAAATCGTCATTTACTGAAAAACTAGGTACTACAATATTTGTACAAGTAGCTTCATAAGAATAAACTACTCCATTTCTAGTAATATATAGTTTACCATTTGGAGCATTTAATTCTTGTTTTAAATATTGTATTTTAGATATTAAATCAGCATTACTTGTTCATTGTATAAATAAATTCAAATTAAGATGCCTATTTCAATATCTTTTATCTATAACAGTTCATCAATCTATTATTTTTGAAGTATATTCTTGTATAATAGTATTATCCAAACTTAAATCATTTCAAGTTTGTATCATATAACCACTTCAATTAGCAAAATTAGTTAAATCAATATTATTATATTGTATAATTCATTTTGTTAATCAAGTCGGAGCATTAGATATATTTATTCAAGAGTTTATTATTGTATTCATAATTAATTATTTATTCACTTAGCAGCATTATTTAAGTGTGGAACTAAAGTATTACCTATATTTTGTGCATCTACATTACTAAATCAAGTACCTTTTAGATTTACATTTACATTATTATTTGTTGTATTATGGTTTGTTGTTATTCAAGCCTTAGCCATTGCATTTGCAGTTTCAATAGCTTTTTGCCTCATTTTTTCTAATATTCATATTCTTTTTTGTACTTCTGCCTGCACTACACTAGTATAAGTAGTTTCTAGATTTGTTCTATATTCATTTAATTGAGCTAATATTTCTTGCTCTTTATTCTTGTTTTCTTCTGTTCTTTTTAATTTATCTTGCTCATCTTTTATATCTTGTTGTATTTTTTCTTGTTTTGCTGTAAATTCTGCAAGTAGTTTTTCAGTATCATTTTGTTGTGCTACTTTTTTATTTTCTTCACTAATTAGATTAGCATTTTGGTCTATTAATTGCTTTTCTTCAACTAATTTTTTATAAGCTAATAAATCATTTCAACTAATTCATCAAATAGTACCTGTTCAAATCTGTTGTAAGGTACTTTTTTTAAATCTTCAAGCCGTAACACCTATTCATCTATTACTATCCTCTAAATCTCTAATTTGTTTTTCTAAATCTAATTTTCTTTGAAACAATGCAACTCCAGTATCATTTTTATTATTTGCTAAAGCATTTTGTAAATCTTTAATTTTATTCATACTTCATTCAATAGAAGTATTAAACTTATCTATTTTAGCAGATGATTTATCTATCTCACTATTTATATTATTATAAAAAGATTTGACTAGACTTTTTCATTTTTCAATAGATTTAATTCTATTTTCTTCTTTTTTAGATTTTTCATCAAGATATTTATTATATTTTTTAATTCTAGCTATTTCTGCTTTATCTGCTTCTTTTTTAGCTTTTGCTGCTGCTTTTTGAGTTTCACTTACTGATTTAGTAGCATTATTTCTATTAATAATCATCTCTGTATTAAGTTTCTTTGCTACTCCGTTAGCTTTTCATAACTCAATTAATTCTTTACTTAATCTATTTTTTTCAGATGATAATAAATCATTTCTACTTTTATCATACTCTTTTTTTTCTCTTAATAATTCTAAATTCTTTAAAGCTGCTGCTTTTCTATTTATATCTTTAAATTTTTCTAGTGTAGGAGCTCAATCTTCACTAGATATTCTTCCTAATTTAACTTTTCAAGCTAAATCTCACTTAAATCATAGTTTTTTAGCAAAAGCATTAATTCAATTACTAGCTTTATTTAAGAAACTTTCTATTTGTGTTATTCATTTATCAAGTGCAACACCTATATAGTGTGGCAAAGATAAAAACACCTTACCAGTATTTCTAACAAAAATACCTACATTTACTCAAAAATCTCTAAAAGTTCAGATAAAACCATTAAATAGTATTTGTACATTAGTAATAACAGTATTCCAAGCCTTTTGAATATGAAAAATACTTTGAACTATTCAAGAAACCATTAATTCATAAACTCACCTTAATCATAAAATTATTTTTCCAAACCAATCTAAAGCAAAAGCCATAGCATCAACAGCTTTTTTAGCAAAAGGCAATAAAGCTGTACCTATTTTTTCCAGCATCATATCAGCTGTATCTTGTAGATTACTCCATTTTCAGGTTAAAGTTTCAGTTTGTTTATCCATCATATTTGCAAATTTTCATCATTCACTAGACATTGTTTTAAATGCTTGTTGAACATCTGCAAATCATATTTTACCTTGTGATACCATTTTTTTAATATCCTTTTGTGCTACTCAAAGATTTTTTGATAATTCAGCAATAAGAGGGACACCTGCATTTGTGAATTGCATTAATTCTTGCCCCATTAATCTACCTGCAACCTTTACTTGTCCATAAGCATAAGCTACTTGTTCAATAGGTACTGATAATCAAGCTGAAACATCTCATAATGCCTTTAATGTAGGTATTATATTTTTATTTTCTATTCAGAAAGCAATTAATTGTTTTGCTGTATCCCTCAATCAAAGTAACTCAAAAGGAGTATTACTAGCAAAAATAGCTAAATCTTGCAATAGTGATTTAGCTTCCTTTGCACTTCATAACATAGTAGTAAAACTAATTGTAGCTTGTTCTAGTCTATCTCATAGCTCAATAGCAGAACTTCAAGCCTTAAAAGCTCACATAGCAACAGCAACTAGTCATAATTTACCTATTAATCCTCATACATTTGTCTTTAAACTCTCAAAATGTTTTCATAATCTTGATAATTTCTTATTACCAGTATTTACAAAATTATTTAATTTTCTTCCTGCTTCTGTTAATTTACTTTGAAGTGCTTGAGTTTTTAAAGTCATTTTTAACTCTAATGCCTTATCTCAATCTTTTTTTGCTTGTCTTAATAATTTCCTTGCATTATCTAATTGAATTTTAGTATTTGCTTTATCTAATTGAAGTTTAAATAACATACTCTTATCTAATTCTTTTCAAGTATCTCTAGCAAATGCTTTTGTTTTATCTCCTGCTCTTTGGAAACTTGCGTCATCAACTTCTGCTATAATTTGTGCTTGTATTTTTTCAACAGACATATTTGATTGTATTATATAATAATATATTCATTATATCTATAAAGGTTACTTTTCAAAATTCTATTAAAAACTTAAATCTCATTTTTCTTTCATATATTTTTCTCTTTCTTGTATCATAACATAATCATTTTCAAATAATAATATTAAATTTAATCAGTTATCATATTTAGCATATTTCTTTCATTTCTTACTTATCTTCCATTTTGTATTATCTTTGATTTCAATTACTTTATTTTTTAATCATTTATCATTTATATATTTAATATATCATTTATATAATTCTTTCATATTTTAGTAATTAGTTAAAAGATATAATCGGTTGAGTGAGTGTCTAGTTATAAGCCTGCCTAGAATACAAAACCCTTATAAGAAAATACTCTAGTCAGACAAAACTGAAACTAGTCGTAACCACTCAGTTATCTTAAATAACTTATTGCCTGTTTGTATTTCTACAAAACATCAATACTTTACTAGCTATAATCGTATATCGTTCGTTTACTAGCCTTATCTGCCTGCGACTTCTGATTGCTCAATGCTCTTGTCAGTATCTTATTCCACTCAAGATAAGTTAATTTATGGGATACCCTCTAGTTTATACCTAGTAGCATAAAAAAAACACCAACTATCGTGAGTAATTGGTGCTAAAAACTATATCTTGTATAGGTTGTCAGACAACTTATACTCACGATATAAGTTTTTATGTAAACATATTATAATAAAAAAATACAAATAAACAAATCTTTTTTTGAGTTTATTATTTTTACAGCTTTTTACAGCTTTACTTTTCCCTTAGTTTATCAAGAAAACTAACTACTTTATTATAGTAACCTGTGAAAAACCTGTGAAAATTATTTCTTTCTTATTTTTTCAAATGCTTTCCTTGTTTCTTCAGCTCTTTTTTTAACTTCTTTTTTATCGATAATAGCCATTTTATTTAATGCTTCTCATTCTTTATCCATAGAGTTATTAATCCATTCTACACCATCTAAAAACCAAAAATATTGCTCTAAGGTATAATTTTTCATTAAATCGGTAGGAGATATATTATATGTTTTACAAATAGCAGATAATCAAACACTTTCAATTGAACCTCATCATCTTTTCTCTTTAAATCTTCTTACTTCTGTAAAAATACTTTCATACCCTCTATATTTATTTTTTAATATACTTGTTAAAATATCTTCTACTTTTAATCATTTTTCTATATTTGATACATAATTCTTATTAAAAAACTTAAATATTTTATCTTTTAAATTATATACGATGTGTTTTTTTAAAATAGAAAATAGTTCTAATGTTTGAGCTTCAGGACTTTTAGCTAAATACTCATAATATTCTCATATTGTAGCTTGTTCATATCTTAAAGTAAAAAGTGTCTTTCATTTTGTGTTTAAAAAATCTTGTTCAAAAGTTCTTTTAGTTGGAAATTGTGTTTTTTTCATAAATTTAAAAAAAAGATATAATCTTTTACAATTATATCTAATTTTCTTTTTATTACAATACTATAAGGCAACTGATACTTCTTTCTTAATAAACATATTACCACTTTGAGCAACTTCGTGGTCAAAAGTTACACCAGTAAAGTCATTTTTACTTAAGTTTGTATATGGTAGAGCTAAATCTCCAGTCATAACAGCTTTTACAAAGTAAAATACATTACTTAACCCGTTTGCATCTGGAGCTGAAACAAATCTAAATAATTGAAAAGGTTGTGTTTTAGTAATTCTTTTCATACCTATTATTTCTTGTCATTTTGTTCATACTCATTGAGCAACTACTTCAACAGAAGCATTTAATAACTTACCTAAATTAGTCATTTCAAGAACTTCTTGTAAATCAAAAGTAAATCAAGTTATTTTTTCTTGTTTTCTACTTATTTCTTGAACATCTGTATAATCAGTAGTTATAATTCTTTCATTACCTTTTTTAATATATACTGAAAAGTTTTCAAAGTATCCTATATCAGCAAAAGTTAGTGCTTCAATAGCAGCTATCGAAATGCTTTCATTAGCACCATTTCAATCAGCATATGTAGTACCAGTATAATTTGTAGCTATTGATAGTATTCAACTACCATTCTCTCCTGTCATTGCATTTTGTGCAAAATTTAATACAGCCATAATTTTTTTAATTAAATATTAATATAATTATATGATATCTAAGGTTTTACCCTTTGCAAAATTAATAACTAGATTTATAAACAAAATCATATTCAGCTATTAATAGTGGATTTGCATTTTTATCATATAAAATTCCACTTTGTATCCCCTCTTGAACAGAGTTTATATCCATTCAAGTAAGATATATAGGATTTCAAACTAAAACATTAGATAGAGTATCTAAAGCTTCATAAATCACTACATTTGCTACATTTTTTTGATTTGTAGTTATTACAAAATTAATAGTAGCCTTTTTAACTAAATTATTATCTCAATTCCTATCATTTGTAACATAGGGAGCATTACTATTCAATTCAAAATATAAACTTAATTGATTTCATACTATTATAGGCTTTCAAGCAGTTATTCATCAAGGGAACAGAGCAGTTAATGTTGCATTATTTACTAAATATGCTTGCAATAAGTCAAATTTAGCTCCTATATTTGTTATCATTTTAATTTAGTTATAAATTTATCTTTATTTTTAGCAGTCGCTTTTCAATAAACATCTGCTCATTTTGAAGTATAGATTTGTCATAAGTTTTTTAAGTGCCAGTTTACAGAGTTTTTCCTAAATCCTGACTCAACTCTTTCTACATAATCTCATAAGTTTTCTACAATTCATACAACCCTATTACCTTTAATGGTTATTCATCTATTCCTATGTCATTTTAAATATGTTCCAGTATCTATTGGAGAATATAACTTTATATCGTTGTAAACATCTTGTGTTGTTTCAGAAACTGCACTTACTGTTTGCTTTAAAGTTTTCTTCTTTATATTACCGAAATCTATTTTAAATTTTATAGGCATTATGTAGTTCTTTTAATTGTAAATTCATAATTATCAATAAGTCAATTACTTCTTTTATTTTCTAAAGGAGTACTCATTATTTGATATTTTAGGTTAGCAATAGTTACTACATCTCATATAAGTATTCAATTATATCATCAATCAATTACCATATGAACTTCATTACTATCTGTTTCTATTGCTTGTATTGTTTCTGTAAGTCTTTTAGTTTGTTTATATATAGCACAATATATATTTGTATAAATATTAATTATTGTTTCAACTTGACTTCATCTAACTGTGTTTACTCATTTTCTTGAAATAGTACATAATGTATCATAATATTTTTTTACCATACTCTCAAAGATAAAGGAATAAATTGATTTAATCATTTATAAAAAGTCTTTTTAACTTCTTTTTCACTTCCTTGAGCATATTTCACTCATCTTGGTCACATTTTTTCTTCTATTATATCTTTTCACAAATCTTTACTAAACAAATACCCTAAATATTCACTCGTAATAGCTATTAATTGTTTTGGAGTAGTTGAGTAACCAGCAGTAAAAACAACATCAAAAAAACCAAAATTATTAATAGTATATAGAGATAAATTTTTCACATAAGCTGTTCAGTCTGGATTTATAATATAATCAGTTCATATAACCTTTGAAGTAAAGTCATTTCAGTTAATTGTTTTAATAGCTGTTGGATTAATAATATCTAAAGTGATTTTACTATCTCTTATAACAGAATTAAAAGCAAAATTACTTTTAGATGTTTTATTTTGGATAGTCATAGTTTTATCTCATAAAGTAATATCTCATACCTTATTAGTTATATCCTCATTTAATCAATCCAAAATTGCTTGTAACCTAACATCATCATTAGTTCAAGTAATTCATAAATAGTCTTTAACTTCTGTTAGTAATACAGCCATAATTATATGTTTAAAAAAATAAAAAGGGACTTATAGCCCCTTTAAATTATAAGTGAGCTATGTTTATTTGTTGCTCTTTTTTTTCTCTTCTAATTTCTTAGCAACTTTTTTTTCAAGCTCTTCTTCTTCTAGCTTAGCTTGTGCTTTAGCTTCAATAAGATTTTCTTCTGCTATCCTTTTAGCTTCTTCCATAGCTTCAAGTCTTTCTTTTTCAAGTTTTTCTTGTGCTTTGATTTCAGCTTGTCTTTTAGCTTCAATTTCATCTTTTGCTTTTTGTTCAGCTTCTTCAATTGCTTTCAATCTTTTAGCTTCTTCTTTTCTAGCTTTTTCATCTGCTAGTTCTTTTTCCTTTTGTGCTTTTTCAAGTTTAGCTTGATGAACTTTTATATTTTCATCTACTAATTTTTTATTGTCTTCATAAGTAAAACTAAATTTTCATATAAGTTTACAACCAAGTCTTAGTAATGGAAGCATTTCATCTTCCGTTACTACAACTTTAGTTCCTTTTTTATATTCTTGTCTAGGTCCACCACTCAATGAAGTAGCAACATTTGAAGTAAATTCAATTTTTACTATTCTTATCATAATAGATTAGGTTAAGGATTAAATATTTATAACTAATGCACTTGGTGAAGTAGGTTCAATGTTATTTTGAGTATTATCAAGAGTAACAGCTATTCTTGCAGTACCAGTGATACCAGTTACACCGTCTTCAGCATATCTTGAAGTTTCAGTAGTTAAATCTCTTCTTATTCATACAAGAATAGATGGAGTATGTATAACTAATAATGAACCTTTAACATTCAATGCAGGATTAGAAGATTGTTTACCAGTAGCTAAACATTTAGTCATTTCTTCTCTATTTACAATTTTTATTCAATCGATTGCAACTAGTACACCGCTCTTTATAGTAGCAGCATCTCCAAATTTTTCCATTGTTTCAACTTGTGTTAAATTCATTAGAGAATTATAAGTTGTTATGTCTGGAACTATTCTTAAGTCTTTTGGATTTAATCATTTCACACCCATAGCAGCTCTTGCACTTCTTAAATTAGATATTACAAAGTTTGCTAAAGCATCAACAGTTGCACCAGTAGTGAAAGCTAATTTTCTTCAACCATCAGCTAATAGTAAATCAGTTTTAGCACCATCTGGAAGAGCAGTAGTATTTCCATCAATGATATTTATATTAGCATTTAATCAAGTAGCTATATCACCATTAATAAGAATTTCGTGTATAGAACTATCGTAAGCCTCTGTTATAGCTTGTAGTACATATTCAGCAACACTTACTACACTATCTTCTAACCAAGTATCAGAGTAGTAAACAGTAATTTTCATTTCTTTTGCAGTTAGATTTACTGATACTGTACCTGCTTTTTTAACTTGTGATTGGTCTGTAGCTCCTCATAATGGAGAATTTACATTTTCAGTAGTTAAGCTCATTCTTAATCTTCCACCTCTAACTGGGAAGTCCATTGACTTACTAGTCATTAGTTTAATTGTAGCATCAACTAATAAACTTTCTCCTACTTTTAATCTTTCAATTAATTCAGAAGATAAAATAGTTTGTTGTACAAATTCTTGTCAAAAACCAACTTGTGTAGTACCTAGTACTTCATTAGCATTTGTTTGTATAAAACTAGCATTATCCATTTGTAATAAATCAGATACACTTGTTTTATCTTTACTTAAAATTGTATTTAAGTCTTTTAACATTTCTCCACCTTTTTTATTTATGTGGTATAAAGCTATTGAGTTATATAATAACTGTTCTGTAAGTTTCATATTACTTATAAATTATAAATTAAAATTATTTAGAATACTTTGCAGTAAAATCTGCAATACTCCCCATTTTGTTTTCATCAGCTCAATCAATTTTTGCATTAGCTAATATAACTTCTTTTGCTTGGTCTTTTAGTTTTAGAATAGTAGCTTCATTTGTAGCTATTTCTTCTTTTAAACTATTAACTTCAGCAGTTGCTTCTTCAGTAGCAGTTTTAGTTTCCTCTAATTCTTTGTCTTTAGAGGCTAAATCTTCTTCCAAAGCATTTATTTTAGTTTCATTTTCTGAAACTGTTTTCTCGAAAGTTTCAACACTAGTCTTTAATGTTTCAACCTCCTTAAGTGCTTCTTCTAATTTCATAGTTTTACTATTAGAAAATAAATTATTTTTAACCTCTTTTGGGTCTACATTTAGGTTTTTACTAATTAGATTAGTAAGGACTTCTGCCCCGTTCAATATACTATCTCTATTACTAGGAGTTGTAACAAAGCTAAATTCTACAATTTCTGCTTGTGTTACTACATATTCCCATAATCAGTTTCTATATTCATCTTCTAAGTCTTCATCTCTCCAAATCATTTTACTAAAATCATTTGCATCTATTTCTGTTCAATCCTTAGTATTTCTATAAACTGCATTATGTGTAATATGTCCAGTAGACAATCAAAGTATTAATCATCTACCTATTGCTCCATTAGTAAAGGTATCATCAAATACATATCAACTAACCTTTATACTATCTCCCTTTTTCTCAAAAGTGAGAGGTCTTCATATAGGTTTATCATCTTCGTGAGAGAATAGTACACTTCAACTTTTTAAAAATTTATCTATATATTTTCAATTTTCAAAAAACCAAGCCTTTGAGTCTATTGTATATCAATTCCTATTTTTATCTCCAGTAGATACAACTCATTCAAAGTAAATTGCTCAATCTGGAATTTTAGAAGCTATATCTCAACCTAAATCGGATTTCTTTTTTATTATATTTGTTTCAATACTAGAGTAAGTCTTCATATTTATATTTATTAAGTATATAATTTTATTGTATAATAGTAATTACCTTTTGCAATTATTTTTTCTTTGGATTAGGATTTTGATTTATAATAGGAGCAGGAACACTATTAAATTTTTCTCAATCTTTTACAGGTTTATAATCTATAATCTCTCTTGCTTCATTTAAAGTTAATAATTGTTTATCTTTATATAAGCTTCAAGCAATGTCAGATTTAAGCATTAGTTTTCTAAGATTATCTCTCTTAGGTAGAAACTGGTATCTATTGTCAAATACTTGTAAAATACTTGTTAAAAAATCTCCAAACTTCTTTTCAAGTGCTTCTATATTATCCCAGTAAATATCATACTGATTTAATCCATTTGAATAATTAGCATTTTCAGTAAATCATAAAATACTCTTAGGTACTTCATATACAGCACTTACCAAATCAAGTGTAAAGTTTCTTATTCATAAAAATTCTCAATCACTTATTTTATCTTGTATTTTAATTACATCTTTTATTCATTGAGCCATCATACTTCTATGCTTGTTCTTTCCTCATATATATTGCCCTCATTCAAACATCTGTTTTATTTTTGCTCTTATCTTTGTTTGGTCTGTTTCATCAACTTCAAATTCAGGGTCTAATAATATTAATGAACTAGGTGTTTGATTATTCTTGAAAAAAGCTAAGTTACTATCTTTTGCTTCTTGGTCTGTTTCTACATCTACAAATAAACTTGTCATTCTTGATTTACCTACTATTTCATTTGTAATATCATTATCATTTTTAATATGGAATACTTCATCTGGAAGAAATACTTTAATTCAATATAGATTTTGAACATATCATAATAATTTACCTGTTTTATCTGCAACTGGCTTTATGTATCTAGGGTCTAGTATTTGTACTCATATAGGTTTAGTACCTTTTTCATTTTTAACTATGTATACATAGGCATTACCTGTTATATCATAATCTCTTACAAGTCTTTTAATAAACTCTTTTGGAGTTCAAGCAGTTGAATATTTAATTAATTCTTCAAAATCTAACGGATATAATGTTTTTCATCATCTAGTTATATCAAATCATTTACTAAAAGCATCATTACTTCTTTTATTTATACACATAAATATAAAAGGATTTAAGTCGTAATACTTAAAATAAGTTTCATAACTTAAATCATAAGATAAGATATTTCAACCAAATGTATAACCTTTTACTATCGGTTTTTTATCTGAAGGTTTTGTAAACCAATCCATTAATCCCATATTTTTTAATTAATTGTTATTCTTTAATAATATCTATTTTATTACCTTTGTTAAATTTTTTTAATGTTTCTTTTTCTAATTGTTTGATTTTTTCATAATATTGAAATTTATTATATCTTTTCTCATCATTATCTATTTCTAATTCAGTTTTTCTATATAAATCTATAAGAGGTCAAATAAGAACATTATATAATTCAAGTGGATACTTCATTCTATAATGGGCTATATATATTTTTGTTGCTTTCCAACAAACATTTTTAAATGCTGTTAATACAACTATCCTCCTAGTCATACATTAATCGATAAATAATAATTTCTTCCTCCTAGGTCAAAAGCTATATACCATACCATCTACTTCATCATCGTGTTCTACATCTGGGAAGTCTAATAATTGTTCGACTAAATCATAAGTTAATTCTTTATTAAAATAAACAAATCATTGTTCAAACTCTCATTGCCATTCCATTAGTCTTGTTACCTTATCTCTATGGGGGTTTATTTCAACTGTTGCAAGATGTTCTTTCTTAAATAATTTACTCATAACTTGTTGAAATGCAACTGTTTCTACATAAATCTTATTTACATTCCATTTATTATATAAACTAGTAACTGTCTTTGTTGCCCTGAATGGGTCTTTATCTGTTCATTTTAAAGCCTTAGACTCTAATACATATTTTTTCTCTCATATTAATCAAGTAATTACTATCGCAAAATCATCACTTGTTGTTTTTTCAGATATTGCAGGGTCTACTCACATATAAACATAATCAAATACTTCTCAACTATATGTAAAGTATTGTATATGTTCTTGCTTAATAATTGTATTCTCACTTTGCAGAGGTATATTCATAAACTCTTGATTAAAAAGTGTACTTCATATTTCCCTTTTTCTTTTTTCTAATTCTTCTAAACTCCACATATCCTCCCATAAAGCTTTTCAATTATTTATTGCCTTATACTCAACTACTTTCCAGTCTTTAGTTTCTTTTATATATTTTACCATACACATATTACCTACTATAGTTCATAAGATTACTATCTTTCATCAAGGCAATAAAGTATTATATAATGAAGTAAAAAACCAGTTCCTAGCCTTTTCTACTACTGATTTTGTCATTACATCTTTATTCTCATCTAAATCATCTACTATAATTCTTCTAGGTCTTTTTCATCTAACTGGATTTCATTTACTTAATGTTTCTATACTTTCTCAATTAGTAAGTTCTAACATTCTCTCTCTCCATTTCTTTGTTCAAGTTAATTCTTTTGTTTTTGTATCTTGCTTTGGTACTAAACTTCAAAATACCTCTGTTAATAACTCATTCGTTTCTAATTCACATTTAATCTTTCATAATGTTTCACTTCATAATCAAGCAGGAGCTATATATAATTGACTTCAATACTTCTCATATACTAAACTATGTATTATATCAATAAGTAATGTAGTAGTCTTTCAATGTCATCTAGGACATATTATATCTATATTACAATCCTCATCTAGTAATTGTTGTAGTTCTAAATGAAAAGGGGGTGTTTGTTTTCCTTTTAAATGTTTAAAAAAAGTTTGTCAAAATAATTCTTTATCATAATAGCACTTTGCTGTTAAAAAAGCCTTATATTCTAAAGGCTTCATAAATGGTGCCAATTCTTCCAAATCATCTAATCTACTTTTTTCAATAATGTTCATTATGCAGTTTTTCTAAAATAGATAAATTATCTGTTTCTTTTACATTTTCTGTTGTTTCTCAAATCTCTAACCTCATATGTTTTAATGCCTCAACTATTTCTCTAACTTGCATTTCTTTAATTACTTTAGAATTTACAAGTCTTTCTCATAACTGTTGTAATCAAGCCATTCTTGCAGTATCCATATTCCTTAATACCTTAGTCCATTTTTGTTGTCTTTCTTTCTCATAAACTAATTCAGCCTTTTTAACTTGCTCCATTTGATATTCCTTTTTCTCATTAGTCCATCATTTTGTTTTTTCTCGTATACTTGCATTATATGTATTAAACTTGTCTTGAAAGAAGCCTTTCACTTCATTAATGGGGCTAGCAAAGAATTCTAACCTTAATTCTGGATAATTATACTTTCTTACAGCCATATTATTTTATATTAATAAGTATTTCATTTTCTCTCTTTGGATTTAATTTTACTAAATCATTCCATTTTTGCAACAAATAATTACAACTCTCTTTTTCTCTATCATCTGTTCTTTCTGTTTGACATCATCAAGCATTAGTGTAATGTTTAGCTTTAAATGATATATAATTATATCTTAACCCTCAACCATATGTAATATAGTTTTGTAAAGTAAAGTCATAATCTTCTTTTAATGGTAGGTTTTCATCAAATATTAAGTTTGTTTTTATCATTCAGAATATTGAAGCTATTATGAATTGATTATTTGTAATCTTCTTACTCATAAAAAACCGATTAGATATAGGATAAAATCAAAATATCTTATATCATTGTTTTTCTATATCGTTAAATCCCTTTATTATTACTTGTTCGATTTGCTGTGGGTTAAGTTTCTTTTCAACTCTATCTCATTTATTATTATATCATAATATTGCTCCTGTTATATCATCATCTGCAAATAATAACTTATCTCATTCTTTAAAGTGATTTAAAATAGCATTTCTAGTAGGCAATATTCATTTTGTATCCACTCATACCACTTTTATGTTATCTGTTCATAGATGGGCATATTTTGCTTGTTCTGATAATGGATTAGGGAATATATATATATTGAATTTACTTTTATCGAATTGTTTAATAAGTTTTAATGTATCATTTACTATTGCTTCACTTCTTTTGTGTGTTGGGATAACTATATTAATCATATTTAATGTTTAATGGATATAAAACCAAACTGTTTCTATAACCTCATTTATCTGTTGGGGTTATTTTATCTACTCAATGAATATGTGCATAAGCAGGATAGAATACTAAACTATCATTTGCACTATCTACAACTCAACCATATTCAGGGATATGTAAATTTCATCAAGTAGAGTTTTTTCTTTTAAAATAAATAATGTTATTAGCTCATTTTATGTTTCATCAATCTATATGGGTATTTACACTTCAATTGAAATTATCTATTCAACTTGTCCAAAGGTTTCATATTTTGATTTTTTGTGATTTTAATAAATTATATTGTTTCTCATATAATTCTGGAGTAATTTCTTTTATCATTTTTTCACATTCAGATGCAAACATATATTTTAACTTTATATATTTTTCTGCACTTTTAACTAAATGCAAGTGAGATAGTCAAGGTATATATCTACACTTAAAGGGGCTAGGTTTAGTTCATCAAATAATAGCTGAAAATTGAGGGAGTAATATTTCATTTCACATTTTATCATAAGCAACTCTATTCATAATACTTTTAGGTACATTTTTACTTAAAAGCTCATTATTAAATAATGTCGCTAACTTTCTAACTCTTTCGGGGACATCTTCTCATCTTAAATAAAATCATACTATCTTATTATTTTCAGATAATAAGCAACTTTCAGTTATATTTGGCTCTATTGTTTCTACTGGTTGATTTTTCTTTACCCCTACTTTAACTTTCTTTATCTCTAGTATCGGTAGTTTGTACATTTTCTAAAATTTTAATAAATAAATTTCATATATTAATTCATTGCTGATTAGCTTTTTGTAGTAATCCTATTACCTCAATATAATTTTTTTGATAAATAGGAACTAAAATACCTTTTATTTCTTTTACTCAAAAATCATAAGGGTCTTCATTTGTGTTATTTATATCCTCTAAGGTACAATCTACTGACTCTATCCCTCAAAAATCTACACCTCATAATGAAAAATCTACTCAACTTTGCTTATCTAATTGTAAATTCTCTAATAAGAACTCTACATCATAAGTAGCTAAAACATTATGGATAACTCTTAATGCTTTTTCATCATTTATATAAATATCTAGTTGCTTTACCTCAACTGTATCATATCACATTTGCTTAATAGCCTCTAGTCTTCAATGTCCAAGTATAACTACATTATTTTTACTTAAAACCATTTCATCTATATAAGTAAATCTATCTATAGAGTCTTGAATAGCTTTAATTTGTTTATCTCAATGTTCTTTATTGTTGTTTTCATATTCAATAATATCATCAACTTTAACTATAACTAATTTAGCTTCGGGTACTAATGTATCTTTCATAATTATTTAATTATTAATTTTAATTCTTTTATTAAATGTTCTCATAAGTTTATCTTGTTATTGATAGCATTTTTAAACATAGCAAAAACCTTAGAATATAAATCGTATTTTACATTGATTTGCACTCTCCTCACAACACTTGAATTAGTTTCAGGTACATAAGTGTCCTCCATTTCTGCAAGTATATCAGCTATATCATCAACTTCATCTTGTTGTTTTTCATATAATGAAGCATCTTTTTGGTTAATTTGTCAAGTTTCTTGATTTTGTTCTGATTGTAAATTAAATTTACTAAATAAATCATCAGTAGATATATTTCAAATAGAAAAATCCACTCAACTGTTTATTTCATATTGAATGTTTTTTACCTTATATGTAATATCATATTCAGATATAGCATTATGAATATGCCTTAGAGCTTTAGCATCATTCACATTCATATTGAGTTGTTTGACTTGTGCTTTTTTATATCACATTTCTTTAATAGCCCTATATCTTCAATGTCATAATATAATAACATTGTTTTTATCAATAGTTATTTCATCTATATATGAAAATCTCTCTATGGCTTCCTTAATTCATTCTATTTGTTTAGTTCAATGTACCTTATGATTAAATTCATACTCTTTTAATTCATCAAGAGGCAATATAATTCTTTGTGCAGATACTTTTAATAATTTTCAAGCCATATAGTTTATCTTATTAAATAGTAAATTGAACTCATAAACTTAGTATTCAATCATTTATGAATTCAACCTACCACTCAATTAGAGTAGTAAGCAATTAATAAACATAATAGTTATATTATGTTACCTAGTTTATTGAGATTTCGCTCATTATAGTTTATTTACATAATCTTTTAATACTTCAACTTTATCTATATATCATATAGTTTTTCAATTCGTAATAATTCTAGATAATCTTCATATTTTTTCTCTTTTATTTACTGTTTGAATATGCACACTTTTTAGCTTAGAATACTCAACTTTTGTCTTATATATTTTCATCTTTTTTTATTAATTAACATATACAGTATATGTATGATTATATAAATTGCAAATCAATATTACAGATTATATAATCAATCCTCTCATACTAATTTTATTGCTTTTTTCTTATTATCAAATAGTGGCAACATTCAAATTATTCATTGTTTTTTTAATTGTTCTTTTAATTCAGTATTCAAAGGTTCCTCAAATTTTATAGGGTATTTTCCCAAGTATATTTTATTCATTTTTTATAAAGTGTTATAATAATAATCATCTCCTACTTCTACATTAGTTAAATCTAATTTAGTTTTAACTTCTCTGTCTACCTCTACTTGTTTAACTTCTACCTGTTTAGGTTTTGCAAACTTATTATGATATGAAGAATAAGATATATAATCATTATGTTTATTATAATTTATCCAATCACTTTTAATAGTATGTTCAAAATAATCATAATCTAAACTTCTTCATTCATTTATTCTTGTTCTATACCAATCATAACAATTAGTTCTTCAAGTTTCTTTCTTCCAATTTAACCATTGTTGAAGTAAAGAGTTTTTTTTCTTACCTTTAGGTCATCATACTTTAAAATCCATTTTAGATAACTTCTCATCAGAGTATCATTGTTTATGATATTTATAGTAAGTATAATAAATTAATTCTTTATTATACTTTTTACAAAATTCTCTATGCTTTTCTGCTATTGTCATAAGTTTTTATTAAGTAAATATTAATTTCTATTAAATTTCAATAAATATTGATATAATCAATTACTTGTTTTTGTATTATTCTTTTCTAATAATATACAATTATCTAGAATAGATATTATTTCTTTAAATCTATTATTCTTAACCTCACTATATATTAATATAGATATTGTATCTTTATTAGAATTAATAAATTTATAACCTGCATCTGGAATTATAAAATTTAATCTCTTAACTAATTCCTTATAAGTTTCTCTTTTCATAAGTTTGTTTATAAGTTTCTAAATTATCCATTTCTCTTATTGTATTTTGTTCTAAATTTAAATCATATAAGTCAATCGCACTCTCGTCTGTTAGTTTATGTTCTATACAGAAGTCTAGATATTCTTCATTAAAGTATAATGTTTCATCATTATGAATAAATCATATATGCTCATCAACTGTAATATAAAACATAGGGTAGTCTATAAATACTTTAGTAAACTTCTCTAAGAAATCTATCTTATGTTTTCAAGTTTCATATTCTACTACCGTATAGTCTTCGGGGTCTTTATAAGTCTTTAACTCATAATGGTTTTTAAAATCTTTTATGTTCATAATTAATATCTGTTAAATTTTATTACTTTAGGATTTCATACAATAGAATAATGTTTAATTATTTCTATTCAATTATGAGTATCTAAAAAATTCACTAAGCATTCTCATTCATCATCTTTTCATTTAAAGATATTAAATTGAACTATACATATATCATATAAACTATCTTCACATATAAACACATCATTCTTCTCTAGCTTATCTAGTGTAGTGTGAGTGTATGTAATAGGGGCTTTATAGTATTCACTAATATTATTACTATAAAATACATCTCAATTTTTAAAACTCTTTAAAAGTTTCTCTCATTTAATAGCTAATACATTTCAATTTCTGCATATCCATTTACTAAAATCTATTTCACTATTTTTTAGTTTCTCTATTTCTTCTCATAGAGCTTTATATTGTTTCTTTAATTGTTCTAAGTTGTTCATTCTTATTTAAGTTATTTAATAAATCTTTTTAATATTCTAAGCAAACATTTGATACAGATATTTTTATCTATATCTAAATCATATAGCTTAGCTTCCTCTATGTCTTCTAATTTTAATCATCATAATGATTTTAACATTATTAATTCACATTCTTTACAAGTTTCCATTTTTCCATTTTTGTTTAAGTTAAATAATAATAGGTAGTTTTAAATCTTATTTAGGATTATAACGACATAAAAGTTTTAATATTCTTTCGTAAAAAATATCTCTATCATTAATGTTATTAAATATATAACAGTTATATTCTGTATCCGTTAAATAATAAAATGATACTGACCATCACTTATCGTCATCTAACTCTTCTTTTGTTATCTCAGTTATTTGTGTAAAGTTTTTTATAAATACTTCTCCTTTGTATAATAATTCTATAAACATAATATTTTAAGTTAAATAATATTCTCCATTCTTTTTCTAACTCTATCTTGCATCTGAATGATGTCAAAATGTAATTGCTCTGCTATTCGTTCGTATAGCTTTAAACATTCTAAGTCACTAAGTTCTTCCTTAGCATTATCTAATACTATACTAACTTCATTTAATTTTTCTTTCATAAGTCTTTTAATAATTTAAGTAAAAATTGTTCTTCTTCTTCACTATATAAATGTAATGGTTTGTTTGGAAACTTTCATAATATTTTTCAATCATATGCATTATCACATTCATCACATCTATTATTAGAATTATAATAATCAATTACTGTAAAATTAAATTCATCTATTTCGATAGTATATTTATCTTCTATATATTTCAGCACTGCTGTTATATCATAATGTCAAAGAATTTGTACAAATTGTTTTTTATATCTAATTTCCCTTCATCAAAAATCAATATATGTATCTCCTAATTCATTAGTATGTGAATTACATACTCTAATCACTTCTCATTCAAATTCAATTAAACACCCCTCACTTAAATTCTTAGGCATATAAGGCTCTAATAGTTCTATTAATTGTTTTTTACTTTCTCTCATAAGTTTAAATTAATAATAAATTCTTCTAACTTGTTATCACGAATAGCGATTGCCTGTTTAGTTGTAATTCTATCAACTTCTAAACTCCGAATTTCATTATCATCACTTAATCATTTAGCTATTGCTTCTATAAAATCTTTTGAAGTGATAACAAATATAAACATTAACGGTAAGTTCAAAAGACCAGTTTTTGATTTTTCTTGTTCGTGATATATTTTTGCTTTTTTGCTTCAATTATTAATTCAAAAAGTAATGTACTGTTCTATTATTTTCATTCTTCTTTTATATTATAAATTAAATTCTATATTGATATCATCTACTAAACATCATATATCTTGTTCTGCATTATCATATCATAATAAATTATTTATTTCATCTTTATCTGTTCTAGATATATTAGATAAATCATATCAAGCAAATATATCTAATATATCTCTACTAACTTTTAATATTTGTTCTTGTCTTTTATTTAACATAGTCTTCTTTTATATTAAGAATTAAATCCTCCACCTCTCTTTTCACTATCTCTAGTTGTTCTATAACTTCATAACTAGATTGTCATTGCTGGTCTATATATGAAGAGTAATCTAAACTTGATTTAATCTCAAGTATCTTGTAATAAATCTTTGTTGGCATCTTTTAAATTATTAATAATTAAATCAATATCTATTTTTATTCACTCTAATTCTTTTATTACTTCTTCTGCTTCTAAATATCTATCTGCAAAATCTGCATAATTTATATGTAATTTTAATTCTTCTAATTGTTGTCTTATCATAAGTCTTTATTTATTCATATAATAATCTATCTCTGCATTTCTTCTTTTTTGTAGTCCTTTTAAATAAACTCCACCTGCTGAATTATATTGACTAACTAAAAATATAACACTCTTATCATCTCATCTTCTAGCATAGTTTAATATTTTATAATTGTAACCTGTATTATACATAAAACTTATAAGGGCAACTTTTTTATTCCAAGCTAAATTGTCTGCTAATCTATTTATTCTTAATAATTCTGTTTTAACTCTAGCTTCTAATCTTTTATCACAATTTTCTTTACTTACTATTTCTCATTTATAACTCTTAGTTCAATAACAGACACTCCATTGTTTATGGTCAAAATAAGCTAAAGTTCTCATTCATTCATATTTCTTTAAAAACTTCATTGCTTCTTGTATTACTTCACTATCTTTTTTATGTATTACAGCAAGTTTATCTATATCAAACTCTCTTTTTTCTTTATATATCTTATCTGCTCTTTCTAAAAACTCATCTGTACTTACTGCTATATTTTTATCTAATTCTTCATCTACACTATATGCTTGTACTGGCTCAATAGGTATTTCTCAATAAACCTTTGTCGTATAGATTATAAGTAAAGCTAATATAATTAATCATACCAACACTT